CGAAGTTGACAGAGGTTGAGTAGTCATAACAAACAAGGATACTTAATTATATGGTAACTACTGGCTCAGTCAGCGCGCAGTTCCAAGCATACTTCTCGAAAGCATTGCTCGAACGCGCAATCCCATTGCTCCAGATGGAGCAATTCGCAATGAAAACCCCCTACCCGACCAAAACTGGCGGAAATAAAACCATTAGGTTTTTCCGCTTTGGCGACCCTAGCATCACTGCTATCTCCGCCTTGTCGGAAGGAACAACCCCATCCTCTGGTGACGAGCGTGATCTCACGCTGTCCTCAGTGGAAGCCACGCTTGTCCAATACGGAAGCAAGATCATCCTCACCGATGTCGTTCTTGCAACCGAATTGTTCTCGCACTTGGCGCAGGCCACCAAACAACTCGGCGAAGATGCTGCCCTCCACGCTGACACACTCTGTCACCGCGCGTTGGTGCAGGACTCCTCGACCAGCACTGGCACTGGCGTAGCCACCAAATCGTACAACCGTTATGCTCAGAACACGACTAACGGCACGACCTGGGCTACTGGTTCAGTTGCTAACGGCGCATTAACATCCACCGACTTGCTCGATGGTGCTACTTCGTTGTTCATCGCTCGCGCTCCTAAGATCAAGGACGGCTACGCGCTCGTCGCGCATCCTGCCGTTATCCGTGATCTACAGCAGGACGATGATTGGTTGAAGGTTTCTAGCTATTCGAATCCCGATGCCATCTTCAAAGGTGAAATCGGCAAGTTGTTTGGCGTATCGGTCATCTCTTCGACCAACGTACAGACCTTCAATACCTCCGCCTCTGGCATCGCTGAGAACAGCGTTGGAACAACTGGTGTTAACACTGGTTATGCCAACGTCCTCCTCGGTGGTGGCGCGTTCGGAGTTCCTAGCTTGTCCTCATTGGCAGCCTCTGGCTCGCCCTTCGCTCCGAAGGTGTCGATCCTTGATGCTCCCGATAAGAGCGATCCTTACGGACAGCGCATCGTAGCGTCCTTCAAGACGTTCTACGCGGCCAAGCAACTCGATCCTCGGTTCTTCCGAGTCATCGTTGCGAAGTCCAACTACAGCTAATAATTAAATGGGAACCCTAGTTATCGCTATGGGTCCTCGGAAAGCTGGGGAGGGTCAAACCTCCCCAGCCTCTTCCTCATCTGAAAAACCTATGAAAAAAATGGCGAAAGCTGGAATGGTGATGCTCCCTGTTTCCAAGTTCGAAATGAACGATGGAACTGAAGATGTATCTCCAGAAGTAGGTGATTCTGTAGAACTCTCTGGAACAATTGACATGATCGAAAATGGCATTGCCCACGTTAATGTGGAACACGCTATGAGCGAGAGTGAATCTAAGGACAAGTCGGAAGACATGGCCGAAGGTGAAAACTCAATGTCCGAAGAGGAAAAGATGATGAAGATGGCCGAGGAGTCGGATAAGGAAAACTATAGCTAATGCCTATTTACCAGTACGAAGACTCCAGAAATGGGAAAGTTGTCGAACTGGAAAAGGCTGTGGCTGAAAGGGACTCTGTCCCTCGTTACCTTAAACGATTCACCGTTCCGCAAAGATTGAGCCTAGTGGGGGTTGGCGAACCCCTCGACAACCCGCTGGGAGTCAATCAAACAAATCTATTGAAGGGGTACTACCGCCAAGAACAAAAGCTTGGCAGTAGATTCAAAAGTGAGCATACGCCAGATAGCATCAAACGTGCTGCTCTAAGGAGAAAAAAATATGGCGAATGAATTTGTAAGAAGCACTCGTAAGGCTAAGAACAAAGCTCTGCGCTTTGATGCTCAAGGCTTCACAAATGTGTTTGAAGTCACGGCAAGCTCTAGCGGTGGAACGGTTAATACTGTTGCCACAGCTCCTGCTTCCTTGAACGTAACTCTTAACGGCACTTCCTATCGGATTGCCCTTCACACCTAATGTCACGCGCATTAGATAAATTCCAAGGTCAATACGGATTTTCCGTAGGGACAGTTGGAACGGCAACTCCTGGCTATTGGGCGATCCAGATGCTATCAGATACCACGTTTAGCGCGATTAGCGGTAAATATGACGGAACTCTGACTGGCGTTACGATTGGCTCAGGCAACATCATCTATGGCGAGTTCGACAGCTACACGGCTGGAACTGGCAAGGTGATCGGATACATAGCTGGTTAATTGTATCAGCAGTCAACTCGCTAAAGGTTCTATCCCTTGGCGAGTGATTGCATTGTAATTTTATGCCAAGACTATCTTTAGGATTGGGCGTTCAAGCCGTCAGAAAGGTTAAAGGTGGCGGAGCCGCACCTAGCGGGATTGTTGTTGCCACCACAAACGCAGTTAATATATCTGGCAATAATATCGTTGTTCCAACTGGAACATATACAAAAGTTACATCAATAATAACAAGGGTTGCTGGCTCTCTTATCAGCGATAAAATGTTTGTTGCTACTGGATTGGTTTACTTAAAAGAAGCTGGATATGGAGATGGCACTTATCCAACCGCACCATACGGATATATTTTAATTCCTCCAAATACAACATTTACGGCAACATTTTTTAATCCACTTCCGTCTGAAACATTTTGGAGGGCTGGTAAGGTTTATGGTCTTTCAGGCGATACAGATGATTTTCAATTTACAAATCCAAGCAATAATTCATCCACAGATGAAACAATAATCCCTACAACTGGATGGTCGCCATCCATCATAATTACCGCAGCTTGATATAATACTATGCCAAGATTATCCCTAGGATTGGGCGCGCAGAATATCCGCAAGGTTGGTGGTGTCGCGCAATTCTCACCAGGCAATTTATCTGGACTATCCCTATGGCTAAAGGCTGACGCTGGAGTTACGCTTTCTGGGTTAAATGTAACCGCTTGGGCAGATCAAATTGGCAATGGGAAAAATATGACTTCCGATATTGCTCCAACTTTTGTAAGCAACGCAAAGAATGGGAAGCCTGCTCTTGCATTTAGCGGGAACAGAATGACTGGGCTAGGCATTTTTAATGGGACAGATAGCAGGACATTTTTTGTTGTTTACTACACAGACAATTCAGACTCAGTATCCAACACCATTTGTGGACAGAACAATCTTTCGGCAAGTAACGCTGGGACATTTTTTATGATGCAAGCAAGAAATGATTTCTTAGATTCTAGTCCATATCTAGCTGGTTATAGTGCTGATTTATCTGGTCCCGCGTATGTAAATAATGTATGGAATATAGCAACAGCAGACTACAACGGAACGATTGCAAATCTTTATGCAAATGGATCACTTGTTAACTCTGGAGAACTTGCCTTAGACACATACAATTCTGGAAATTGTTTTACTATTGGATGTTTTTATGACCCAATAGAATCATCTTATTTAGAATTTTTTTATGGCAAATTATGCGAAATTATTGCCTACAATCGAGTTCTTAATGGAACAGAGCGTGGGCAATTAAATACATATCTAAACACAAAATATGCAATTTATTAGCCTACTTTTACTTTGTTTTGTGCTATCTTCATGCTCACAAGATAAAGATATGCAAGAATATACATCTAAATACACCAACTCACCAACTATGGGAGATGCAGCCAGAGCCTCTGGTGAAGAACCATTTTAATTTATGAGCGAAGAACAGGTATGGAATATGGAGGTTAGGCTTGCTAGGATGGAAGAACGTCAAGTTCAGCTTTGCGCTATGGTAGAAAGGTCACTTGCTTTCCACGGAGATGTTGCTAATAGATTAGGTGCGCTTGAGACCTTAAAGACTAAGGTTTTGGCTGTAGCTGGAGTCGTTGGGCTGGCCTGCTCAATGGCGTGGGATGTCCTCAAAAACCGATTTAACTGATAGGGAGATAATACAATGGCTTCATTTACCGCAGGAACAACCTTTGTTGACGGAGTAGCTAATGACGTAACAGCCGCCAAGCTTGGTGCGCTAGTTACCAATGCAACCCCAACCTCTGGGCTTATTCAGGATCGCACTGCTGAGACAGTTGTAGCTACAAACGATACCTTTCTAATTGGCGATGCTTCTGATTCGAATACGTTAAAGCGCATGACAGTAGCCAACGTGATGAAGGCCGAGCTTACTGGAACAATCAATACAACGGCAGGGACGATTACTACGCTCAATAGCACTACTGGAACGATTACTGGATTGAATACGACTACTGGAACGATTGCAAACATTTCCGCCACTACATCCACATTCCTTGGAACAATTACTGGATCTACCAATGTAGTCAACATTGGCAGTGGACAGATTTATAAGGATGCCAGCGGCAATGTTGGGGTTGGGACTACGAGTATTGCTGCAAAACTTCACGTTTATAGTGCGAGTGCCTCTGACAAACTAGTTCGATTTGGACCTGGTGGAATATCTGATGGCAATTTTATAACAACAGCTAAAAACGGAGTGGCAGGAGCTACAGACGGAACCCCCCAATTTTCATTGGGGATGGATTATTCCACAACGTACACGGATCTTGCCGCGATAAAATTTGCAAGAGGAGTAGGCGCGCAGGGGAACATTTTATTTCACACAGGAAGTGCAGCAAACGGAACAGAACGCCTCCGCATTGATGAGAGTGGCAATGTTGGGATTGGGGTAACAAATCCTTCCACAAAATTAGATGTTAATGGACCGCTTCAACTTCGCGCAAACGGAACAGAAGGAGGAGAGTTGGGACTTCTGAATCCAGACAATGCAACAACCGGACTAGTAGTCGATGTTGCTTCAGCAAACAACGGGCGCATCTTTAGCACAAACAACAATTTTAATTTATCGCTTGGTCAATTAGGTGGGGCGGGCGGAAATGTTCTGCTTTATACCGAAGGAGCAGAACGCCTCCGCATTGATGAGAGTGGCAATGTTGGGATTGGAGTATCAGCACCAGTAAACAAACTTGAAATTGTTGGTTCTTTTGGCCGTGGCGCGCCAGTCACAAAGACTGCTGACTTTACTTTGGCCGCAACTGAAAATTGGATTATTGTAAATAAGGCCACAACAAGTTGTACGGCTACGCTTCCTGCTGCCTCGTCATGGACGGGCAGGGAGTTTACAATAAAAACACTTCAAGCTCTTACAGTTGTTTCAGCGTCAGCAAATGTTGTTCCAATAAACGGAACAACGGCTGGAACTGCAATTCTTCCAGCAGCCTCTGGATCATGGGCTAAACTTGTTTCTAATGGAACAAACTGGGTAATAATGGCATCATAATATGGAATACAATCTAAACATCAAGCAACTCCGAGCAGCAAAAGAATTGGACAACAAGCAAGACTTTGTTGTTGAGGTTGATTGGAAATACACCGCAACCGAAGGTAGCGCAACGTGCGCTCGTTATGGAACATCTTCATTCTACCAACCAAACAGTTCATTTATTCCATTCAATCAACTGACTGAAGATGTTGTGAAGTCTTGGGTTACTTCCTCAGTTGACATTGCTGGACTTGAGGCAAGCCTTTCTGAGCAAATCAACGATATTCTAAATCCTAAAGTTTCGGTTGTTCCTTTTCCTTGGAATAACTAAATGACCCTAACCGAAATCGCTCAGTACGCAGGCGAGAAGGTTGGCAAGACCGACTCGGACACGCTTACCTTTCTACAAAAGGCCGCAAGCTTGGCCTACAGGCGAGTATGGGACTTTGCACCTTGGCGCGAGACTGTAACAAGCTCGACTTACTCAGTTGGGACAAATCGTACAATCACTCTTGGAACGAATGTAGAAACACCTCTTTCCGTGGCTTATAATGATGCCGAGGTTGATCCAGTTGACCTAGCCACCATTATCAGCCAAGACCCAGGCTTGCTGTCTGATGAGCGCACTGGCGATCCAGATACCTACCATTTCACAGGTCGCAACAGCAGTGGCGTTGCAGAACTTGACCTGTACCCAAGGCTTGCGACATCTGGAACAATCCCGCTGCGAGTTATTGAAAAGTTAAAGTGTATCACTCGCTCCAACTACATCGTTGACTTTCCTCCGTCCGATGACGCTCTTGGTGACGAACTTCGCCTACCCCACGTTCATCACTTGGTTCTTGCCTTAACTCACGCAGACGCACTTGAGCGTGAGCGTCAGTATACAAAGGCGCAGGTAATTACGCAGGGCGCGAACTCCGATCTTGCAGCCATGGCTAACTATGAGTTGAGCCAGGTTGGAGGCGTAAAACAGATCACGCCGCAAAGCCTGGGTGAATTAACAATAGAAGAAATGTTCTCGGCTTAAAAGTAAGGCTTTATGCCTCTCTACATAGACACAACAGACGATGTATTGGCTATAGCTGGATCGCCCAGCTTTGAGGGTGGGCAGGCTTCTGGAATCTCGCCAAGTTCAATTGGCAATAATCAAGCCAGCGATATTTACAATATGACGATCAGTCCGTCTGGAAACTTACAGACTAGGCAGGGAATTGAGACGGTATCAACAAATGTATCTAGTGGTTCAGCAATTCAAGGAATGCATTACTTTGATACGCAAAATTTTGAAAAAATTATTGTAGCCTGCAATGGAAGGCTCTCTCAAACAACAAGCGCAACAAGCTTTGCCACAACTGCTGGCACTGTGACAAGCGGTGCTGTTCCAGTTAATTTTACCCAATTTAATAACAGGCTTTATTATACGGATGGAGCAAGCAATCTATTCTTTACTGATGGAACAAATTATTACAGGCAAGGCACAAGCGTTCTTTCGATTACTGTATCAACCCAAGGATTGGGATATACTGGATCAACCGCAGCCGTAACAATAGGCGCACCCAACATAGCCTACGGAACAACAGCCAGCGCAGTTGCCACAGTTACCAGCGGCACAATATCTGGGGTAACAGTTACCCTTGCTGGATCGGGCTATACAACCGCGCCAACAGTTACCATTGCGGCTCCTCCCGCTGGTGGTGGGCATTTTACAGCAACAGCCACAGCCAGCGTGTCTGCTCTTTCACCTACTGGCTTGCGCTTAATAAGGAATTTTACAAATAGGTTATTTGCGGTTGGTACTGGAGCAAACCGAAATACGCTTTATGCCTCCGACATCCTTGATGCAGAAATATGGAAAACAACAAACAGCATTGTTGTTGGAGGTGATGACGGCGAGGATATTATTGCAATCCAGCCATTCTTTGACTATGAACTGCTAGTTTTCAAGCCAAACAAGATTTATTTAGTAACCGCAGACCCAACCGCAACTACAGCGTCTGGATGGACGGTAAGGCTTATTAACGATAAGATTGGATGTCAGGCTGCTGCATCTGCAATCTTTACAAACAAGGATGTGTTCTTTTTGTCAAACGATGGAATCAGGAGCGTTGTAAGGTCAGCGGCTGATGATTTCTACGCAGTCGGACCAACCCTTACCGAGCCAGTAAAGAACATTATTGCAAGAATCAATAGAAGCTATATAGGCGATGCCAACGCAGCGTTCCATAACAATAGATACTATCTATCTCTTCCGCTTGATAATTCAACAACCTGCAATTATGTGCTTGTTTACAACACTCTGTTTGGTTCATTTGAAGGCTTATGGTCAATAGCTGCAAGCGCGATGACAAAGACAAACTTTTCTGGTGGTTACTCAACAAACTGCGTGAAGCTTGCGATTGGTAGCCCGACAGGTCAAGTTGGACATCTTTACGATTACCTTGACCCAGACCTACAGGGCGATGGCAATACCGAGTTTAAGGATTATGGGACATCCTATACGTCATACGTTGTGACCAAGGCGTATGACTTTGATGACAAGATTTCAAAGAAGTATGGTTCACACTATGAGATGGAGTTTTATTACTCTACGGCTACTGGATGTACGATTGGCATGAAGAGGGAGACAGACTCCCAATATGTTACAATTGGCACAAATGTTGATACATCTACGCCAGGAGGCTTAACTTTGCCGTTCACGCTACCAGCCACACTTTCTGGTCAAACCTATAACTTTAGGGCTGATAGTCTTAGGTCTTATCAGAAGTGGCGTAATATGAAGTTTAAGATGGAGGCTCCAGGTAAGAAGCTTTCCATTAAACAAATTATGCTTGCAGCCAACCCCGACACCATTGAGGTGCAAAAGATTATATGACGGCTGTTGAGTATATTGAGCAAAGTGGTGTTCCAGAGGCTATGTGGCCTAACCTTGAGGCTTGGTACGGATGGTTTGAGAAGCAGGGTATGGTCGGGGTAGTTAAGGATGGGGATGAGATTGCTGGCGTAGCTCTGGCTAGGTGCATAAAAGACGGACAAAAGGCTGACCATTATGTGCATAGCGAAGATGGCGAGAATGTCTTTGTTGACTTGACGATCTCCTCAAAGGGTGCTAAATCCTTAAAGTGCTTGCTGTTGCTCCTTTGGGAGCGTTTTGGTCCTCGCAAGCGGATCACCTTTAATCGTTTTGGTAAACCAAGGAGTTATGACTATATGACATTTATGCGAAAGGCTAGGGTTTAACATGGGTGGCTCGCCATCTATTCCTGCACCGCCGCCTCCGCCCGATCCGAATGCTGTGGCACAGGCCAATGCAGAGGCTTACAAAAAGAATATTGAAACATATATGGAGAAAGCTCCAGGCATGGCAGAGCTTGAGAATAAACTTCGGATTCAATACATGCCCCAACAGCGTTCTCTGGAACGCCAGCTATCAGCCTTAGACCAGCAAGCAGGCGTGCAGGCTGGGATGCAATTAGAGCGTCAATACGGCCCACAGCGAACGCTGGAGGCTTTGCGAAGGCAGTATGAGACTAGTCCACAGGCGTATGCTCTAAATCGCGGATTGGGCGATCAAATGACCCGTCAGTTTGCGCGGTTGTATGGTACTAGCCCATACGCATCGGTTGAGCAGAATGTGGCAATGAACCGCCAGCCAGGGCCAGTTGATTTTTATGGTACGATTGGCACGAACATTGGTAGTCCAGAGTTAAAGGCGGGAGCTTAATAATATGGCCTTGCCTATGCAATTGCTTTTAAGGGGAAATGCAGGTCCGTCTAATTCTTTGGTAAAACACAAGGTCACACCAGATGGTGAAATACAGACAATAAATCCACCAGCACGAAATGGAGGATCAAACGACAGAAGGTTAGGCTACCAAGCCTCTCCACCTGAAGTCGATGACTACCTAAGAAGAGTGACGGATTATCCTTACGGCAGCTTAGAAGAAGCGCAAGCTGCATCTGCCGAGGTCAAGCAAGACAAGAAATTGGGCGCGCTAAGGCTTGAATTTGACAAAAAATTAAATGAAGTAACAAGCAGAGAGAACACATATAACTCTTTATCCAATCAAAACTACAACTCCAAGTTTACAGCAGACATGATTAAAGATCCAGTTGCCCCTACTATAGAAAAAGCCCTTAATCGTGAAAAGTTTTTTCAAGAAGTATTTATACCGCAATCTGGCGGGAGCCAGGGCATTCTAAATACTTTTTACGGAGGAGGCGGGACGAGGCAGGGTGGGTCGAACCGATCTATTGACGGCTATCCCATTATGCCGTCATACAATGAGTTCATTGGAAATACTGGCAGATATTCTCATAGGCACGATGGCAAACAGTACAATATGCCGTCCATAAGAGACAATAAAGCCGAATTTGAAGCCGCCTATAATAATTACGTAAATAATATAGATGCCTCCAATAGAGAAAAACAAGCAACGTACAGCACGGAGCTTGGGTACAGTACGGCCGCTCGCGGCTTGTCAAATATAACCAACACATCAAGAGTAAATCTTGAGCCAGTAAATCAAGCCGTTGCCGCGCTTTCGGCCAAAAGAAACTATGGAGTTTCGGATTATGCTTCTAAATTAAATTTTCAAGTTTCCAACGAACAAATTCTTCAAGACTTAAATGCGGCAAAAATTTCTAAACTTAATAATATAGTTAATTCTGGTAATGCCCAAATTGTTGGGATTAGGCAACGCATTGATGATGCCTCCAAATTAGTCGGAAGTTTAAAGGCTGGAGATGCTCGCAGAACAACCGCAGAGAAGGCCATCGCCTCAATGACTTCCGACTTGAATAGCGTCAACCAGGCAATATCTGAGGCAAATGAAAACATAAAAAACTATAAGCCACTTACGGCATCTGATGAGATGGGATTAAAGGATATTGTTGCTTTTCGTGAGTTTATCCAATTACCCGAAGAGCGTGCTTCTCAACAGCTTTTCCAGATTGATCCAGAGTCTTATCAGACATCCGTTGCCCTCGGACAGAAGTATCGCCAACTTGCGACTGCGCCTATCGGCCAAACTCAGAACGCACAAACCGAAGCGTTCAGAGCAGAGCTTGAAAAGGGTTACAGGGATTATTCTAAATCACCAATTGGCGCGACAACCACAGCCGAAACTGAAGCATTGCGTAGGAGGATTGAGGGCGAGGCGATGTCGCAACTCTCCCTTGGCTCGCAATTGGGAGCAGAGGAACAAAGGCAATACCAGCAAGCCGCGCGGGCTGCTCAGACTGCTCGTGGGAATATCTTTGGTGTTGCCCCAGCGGTTGAGGAAGCAGTCACAACTGGTCGCGCTGGTGAAGAAAGAAAGCTCGCCCGCTATGGCGCAGCATCACAATTCCTTTCCTCTGGTCAAACAACTGGAGATGCGCTGGCTAGGGATGTACAATTAAGAAACGCACTTCAACAGTCCAAGCTTGGTGCTGGTGGCCAATTCCTGTCCTCTGGTCAAACCATGTCTGATGCTCTTCGTGGCGATATTGCCTTTAGGGATGCGTTACAGCAGAACAGAATGGGTGCGGCGGCTAACTTTGTTGCTGGCGGACCTTCGGTTTACAACCTTGCACAAGCAAGAACGGCAGGACAACAGAATGCGTTTCAGAATTACATCCAAGCCAATCAAGCATTATCTGGTGGATTTAACCAACAGCCTTCTACGGCTGCTAACTTCTATCAGACAACAAGCCCAGAGATTCCAGTTGCGCTTACGAATGCGTTCAACAATCTTTATAGCTCGCTGGCTGGGTATCAAGCCAATACCTACGGCGCGCAGGTTGGGGCAATTTCTAGACAGCAAACTGGGGCGCAAAAGTTTGCTGATATTGCTGGAGGAGTGGCATCGCTTGGAAAAGTTGCGGCTCCTAGAGGATTTTTTGGTGCGCCTGGTTCGGGTGCATTCTTTTATTAATTTATGCCAGCCATAACACAAGCGGGACGTGATTATGAACAGGCTCAACGCGCAAAGCTTGCGATGGCCGCCGAAGAAGATGCTCTAAGGATGCAGAAGCTTCGTTTTGACATTGAAAAAATGAAGTCAGAACAAGCTAATTATGGGGAGCAAATAGGATTAGAAATAGAAAGCAAGCGTCTTACAAATGCAAAAGCGCGCGAAGAAGAGACAATGTCAACACCTATTGGCAGGGCGGGCAGGGCTGGCGACATTGCTGCATTTCTTGAGCAAGAGAAGCAAAAGGATGTTGGCATACCATTGAGCGAACAGATGAGTTCGAAAATGATTGAAAAAGGTGGGCCAAGTATTCTTGAAGCAACAAAGATGCAGGGTCAACTTGACGTTGAAGCCAGGGCAAGACAAGCAAGAGTTGATGCTGCAAAGAACTACCTTGCTGGCGAGAAGTCTTTGCTTCCTACTGCCGAAATAAACTTGGGCGGCGTGAAGCGCACTGTTCTTGCACCAGAGGCTGGCATGGCTGGAGCAGATGTTTATAGTCAAATTTATCGCAGCCAAGTTCCTCAATTGGCTGCAACCTATGAGGCAGAGGGTCAGTCAAGAGATACTGCGATTAAAATGGCAAGTGCTGATGTAAGAAGTAAACTTACTGGCGCAGCAGCAAGCGGAAAAATTCCTTTAATAGCTGCGAATGGAAATCCAATTTTTGTTACTGTACCTCAAGCTGTACAACTGCTAGATTCTGATATAACTCCTCAATTTATGAAGAATCAATTAAAAGATGCTCTTGAGGGCAAAGTTGAACCACAGGCTGCAAGCTGGATTAAAACAAGACTAGGTAGATAACATGGCTGAAGCCCTAGAGCTATCATCAGCCAATCGTATTAGGCAACTGGCAGGCATGCCAGTAGAAGCAGAACCACCGCCAAAGCTAGAAGAACCTCCAGCGTGGAGCGAGATTAAGTCTTCCGAAGATTACAAGACTCTTACCTATCCAGAGCAAGTTGACCTAGCCCGCAAGTGGGGCGAGGAGACTAAGCTATACGCATCCACACTTAAAGACTACACGCCAGAGCAAGATGCAGAGATTGATGACTTCGTAAATACGCAGGCTGTTGATGTTCCGACCAATGTAAAGGTTGCGGCTGGTGCTGCTGGTCTAGTCAAGGGATCGGCTTCAGTTATGGGTGGGATTGCTGGGGGATTGGGAGGATTGGCACTCGGGGGGCCAATCGGAGCAGTGGTCGGAGGTATTGGAGGATCAATTGCTGGTGGCGAGCTAGCTGAAGCTGGATTACAAAAGCTTACACCTAATGTTGCTAGGGCAAGAGAATTTGCCCCTGGATACGCTACTGCTGGCCAGTATGCGCCAGAAGTTGTTATGGGTACGGTTGGAGCAAGACAGTTAGTACAGGCTGGCAAAACATTGTTCCAAGAATTAGGGGCAAATAGAGCAGCGCAAGAACTTGGTAAAGTTGTTGGCACTTCCGCTGGAGTCAGCGCAGCTGTTGGAAGTGGAGTCAGGGCAGTTACTGGCGGAGAGGTTACTCCTGGCACAGTTGCCGAGGACGCTCTATTTGGCGCGCTATACGCTGGTCTTGGAAGCGGGTCTAGGGTGAAGGGATACAATTTCAACGAGTTTAAGGATCTAAATTACAAGGTTAAAGCTGGCAGAGCTACGCCTGCTGAAACTAGGGATTGGCAACAAATACTTGGCGAGGCGCAAAGAACAGAGGCAACAGGAGTACAACGAGCCAAACGAACAGAAGTTGAGCTTGGTGGAAGAAAAGTGCTTGACAAGGTTGACCTTGAGGTTGGCGCGCCCAAGCCTAGTCAACCAGAGGTTCGTCCCTACTACGAGCAACAGCTACAAGCGCAATCGCTTCCAGAGACAGTTTCAACCGAGATTCAGCAAGTACGCCAAGAGCGTCCAATTAAGCAGGCCACTGTAGTCCAGCAGGAACAGTTACCAGAGGCAGGCGTACGCGGAGGCGTGCGTGGCACAGCAGCCGACACAGCCCAAATGCAAAGGCGTGGGATCACGACACAGATGCAGGAAAGCCTAGTCGATCTAAATGATCCAGTGCCGAAGACAAACGTATTTACTACCGAATCCCAAGGCATCAATCGTGAGGCCATCATTCCAGACACTCGCGGATTACAAGGCGAGATTGTGCGAGAAGGTCCGATTGTTACGCCAAGAACGCAGTTGCCTACAACGGAGAGATTGGCGTTGCCAGCGGAAGGTAGAGTTGTTCCAGAAGAAGTTGCTCCAACCATACAGCCAACCATCCCTCGCCCAATGCGTGGCAAGGCTGGTGAGGCTGGGTTTATTGTATCCGATGTGCAGGAAGGCGCGGCCAAGGTAGCGCAGAAGTGGCTTACTACTGAAGGCAATCTTCCTAAAGAGATGTTTGACATTATGGAAGCCAAGGGATCGCGCACGCAGGCAATGCTGAAGCAGATTGATTTCACGCTAAAGGATTTGTCGAATGCAGCCAGAGAACTTAATGGCAAGCCTAAATTAACCCAAGATCAGTCGCTCCAAGTCGATCAGTTTCTGCGTGGTTATTTGCCAGCAGAGAATCTTCCACAAGCAATCAGACCCGTAGCGCAGCAAATGCGCCGTCAGCTTGACAACCTATCTGAAGGCTTAATCCAGTCTGGCGTGTTCTCACAAGAAGTTGGTCCTTCTGGAATGAGCAAGGCTGATATGATTAGGATGAATAAGGGCGAGTACTTGACTCGTTCTTACGAGAAGTTTGATAATCCTAAGTACGATGTAAAACTTGTAAGGCAGAGGAATCCAGCCCTATACGCTGAAGCTGAAAACTTTGTAAGAACACAGATGAAGGCCGCGAACCCAGCCACAACCGAGGCTGAGGTGCAAGGCAAAATCAAGGAGTATATCGAGGGAGGAAGGGACAAGCCATTCGAGTCATTAATTCAAGCCTCTGGAATTGGAAAGAAACTTGGCATAACAAAGGCAAGGCAAGATATTCCAGAGCAGATAAGATTTTTAATGGGCGAGTACAATGATCCATTGATTAACTACGCAAGATCAGCCAGCAAAATGATTAACCTGCTGCAATCTCAAGAGCAGTTGAACAAACTAAAAGAGTTTGGCGTTGCAAACAAACTATTCTTTGAAAGACCAACTGGCAATGCAGCCACACAGATTGCTGCTGACGGATCTGACACTCGCTCGCCATTAAATGGGCTGTACGCCGAGAAGGATTTGGTCGATGCTATTGAGAATTTTGAGATGACGCATAGGGCTGGAAAGCTTTATCAGCTTTACTACGCAGCGAATGCTTGGGTCAAGTGGGGCAAGACAGTTGGGAGCATCCAGGCTCAGTTTAGGAATCCAATTTCAAACGTATTGATTGAGGTTGCAAATGGGAATGTGTCTTTTGGTGGAAATATGAGTCCAATCAAAACCGTTTTAGCTGAATTTGGCGTTCCCAAGATGGACACAAAGGAAGGCCGAGCTTACCTAACTAGGGCAACTCAACTTGGAATTTACGACAATACTGTTCTGAATGAGTTTACGCAAATGTTGAAAGATGCTCAACAGTACAAAGGATCTACGGTTGACTTTGCTGAAGAACTTGCTGGCAAAGGTGGGAGCATTGCGAAGAAAGGCGTTGCTGCTCTAAATAAAACATACCGAGCTGGTGATAATTTATTCAAGTTGATGGCGTGGGAGAACGAAACAAAGCAACTTATGGACGGAAGAGGATTGTCCCGCCAGGAGGCTGAAACTATTGCCGCCGAGCGCGTCAAGAACACAAGGCCAACTTACTCTCGCGTGCCTAGAATCATAAAAGCATTAAGACTTCAGCCATTCTTTGGCAACTTCATATCTTGGCCTTCTGAAATGTTAAGGATTATTCCGAATACGCTTAGATATGCTGCTGAAGATTTGAAGACACCAGGTATGCGCAGGTATGGATTTAATAGATTGATCGGGGTGCTTGCGGCAACGACTGCAACTGTCGCAATAACAAGGCTTGGAATGTGGGCAACTGGATTTAACGATAGAAAAATGGATGCCTTGAGGCGTTTTGTTGCCCCATACCAAAAGAACGCAACTCTTATGCCAACTGGAGCAGATGGCAAGGATGTTGGCTACGTTGATATTTCATACACAGATCCTTACGAAGTATTCAAAGGACCAGCTCTTGCTGCTGCATCTGGAAAAGATCCAGAGGAATCAATTGCTAACGCCATATTGGATTTTCTTGAGTCTTATATTGGTCCAAGCATTCTAGCAAATTCAATTGTTTCGGCACTGTCTGGAAGAAATCCGCAAGGAAGGACGATTGTAAATCCGCAAGATACTAGGCTGGATCAAACACTTGATAGAGCTAGTTATTTATTGAGACAAAACGAGCCAGCAACCGTATCTCAGTTTAGAAGGATATATTACGCCCTAACTGGTCAGACAGATACAACCGTTTCAAAGTATGGTCGCATTTACAAGCCATCCGAGGAGTTGTCCGCGCTATTTGGCATCCGTCCTCAATCCATCAACGTATCAAAAGCACTTGAGTCGAAGGCATCCAGGTTCAATACCGATATGGCTGATGTTGGTAGGATATTCACAGAAACCTATGGCGCGGTTGGCAATGTTCCAGAAGCGAAAGTGCGGGAACAGTTCGATAAGATGCAGAACAGGCGCAGGATTATGTTCGATGAGGCCAACAAAGATTTCCACGCTGCTATGTTGCTTGGTCTTTCTAGGTCAGAAGCTATCTCTGCAATGCGCGCTGGTGGTATGGGCGTTGATAACGCCTCAGCCATAGCCAACAACAAGTACAGAGACTATAAGATCAGCAAGTCGCTCACAAAGAGCATGAGGCGCGAGCTTTCGCCCGAAGAGATGAAGAAGCGTCAAGAAATAGGCCGAGAGCTTATGATGCAACAAGGAGAGTAAATGGCTAAATTTGACATCTCTGGATCAGCATCACGCCAAACTGGTTTTAGCCAGCAGGATCGTAATAACGCGATCCGCATGGAGTTTGAGCCTTACTCAAAACCGCAACAGCAACCACCAGAACAGACGGCTAGGATAGAACCTATGAGCGAATATGTTAAACCACAAGCACAACCAGCACAGCAACCTTCTGGTGCGCTTCCTCTACCTTTGCAAACTGTGGAGTGGGAGGGTCGCAAAGATAAGCAGGGTAATCTTGCTGTATACAAATTGCCATCTGGCGATATGGGTGGAAACTACGAAGTAGCTGGCATCAATGACCGATACCATCCAGAAGCATTTAAAGCAATCTCATCGCTCCCCGCGCAAGAAAGAGCAAAGGCTGCGGCAGAGTACATCCAAGGATACACCGCGCCGCTTGTCGAAAGACTCCCACAACCACTCCAGCCATTCACGCAGGATCTCGCGTTTAATCGTGGGCTGGGCGGTGCAACGAAGTACATCCAGCAAGGATTGAATACGCTGGGGCAGAAGGTTGCGGTAGATGGTGGGTTTGGTCCTAAGACATTAGCCGCGATAAACCAAGTTGAGCCAAGAGCCTTAATGCGTGCAACCAGCGATGCTCAATTGCAGGATGAGTACAATATGGCGGAACGCAACCCAGCCAGAAAGAAGTTCATCCCTGGCTTAGAGGCTAGGATTAGGAATAGATTGTCAACCTTTGGGCAAGGTTAACGGCTTGCCCAACTAGGTCGCAAAATTGTAGACCCAGTTCCAACTGAAGTATAATCACCAACATAAGTATTCCCAGCTTTTGCAACGAAATGATCGTATCCAACAAATGATTTTCCAGTGGAAACCACTACTCCGTCATAACACAAATAAGTATTTCCAACCTTTCTACAAACCCCCTCTGGAGTGAAGAATGTATTGCCAGATCGTATGATTGAACCAGAAGGTCCATTGGCAACATTCCTTGTCATGGCAAAAGATCCTTCTCCCCTGTAAACACCACCTATGAAATTACTCATTTCACTTCTGCCACAATCCTCATCTTCCGCCATTCCCGATGCCATCAGCATCGCCATCAGTGTTATAGTTGTTATTGCTTTCATAGGAAAAAGTCTCTAGCACCAAACGGAAACCGTCAAGCATGAAATTATCTTCCCGCCAAATAGGTGCAGTTGGGGTGGCTCGCGTTACTGGCGCGTTGCTGCGGTGTGGATACAACGTGCTTACGCCATACGAGGATTTTGCTGGGTACGATGTGGTGGCAGAGAAGAACAATAAGTTCTTCCGCATCCAGGTTAAGACCGCCCAAGCCATAGAGCCTGGGCGCACCAAGTACCGATTCACCACCAGCAGCGGCAATGGATTTAACATCCCCAAGCGCGCTATCAGTGGTGTGGATTACGTTGCGTGCTGGGGCATGAACGATGACCTATTCTGGCTGTTGCCAATCGCCAAGTGCAAATCGGTAACAACCAAGCTTTGCCCATCGACAGGACAGAGTTGGCGTGTATTTCAGAACCTATGAACGACAAAGAGGCGTGGGATCAGTTTGAAGATGGGTTGCAGGATGCAAAGTCCTACGATGAGGCCATCGCGTGGGTTAAGGCAAACCAAGAAATTGTTGAGAAGATGACCATAAGAGCAATGATTAACAAATTTAATAGGGATATTAGCAACGCTAATAAGACTTGGCGTAATTAAATATACGCTCGACCTTGCGGTGGGTGGTTTGCTAGACACAACCCATGGGCAAGATCAACAGCAGGGCTAAAGGCGCAGCAGGCGAGAGAGAGTTGGCAAACTACCTGCGCGAACAGGGCTGGCAGAAGGCAAGACGCACCCAGCAGTACGCAGGCAATCCAGAGGGCGGTAGCGGTGATGTGGTTTGCGAGAATTTCCCATTTCATATCGAAGGCAAGCGTTGCCAAGCACTCAAACCCGAAGAGTGGATGGAGCAATCAAAGCGTGATTGTCCAGCGGGCAAGATCCCAGCAGTATTCTTCCGCCGCAACGGACGCAAGGAGTGGCTAGTCATACTGACCGCCGACAGCGTGTGCGAATTAGCTCGACAAATCGCGCCAGCCAATGTGACTATCGAGTATGCAAAGACCGCAACCATTGCGCAGGGCTTTTACGTTAAGTCACCAGCT